AATTACATGGCTTTGCTTAACCATAGCTTTATCGGCTTGTTCTACACCAAAGAATAACGAAAAGCCTGTGTTTGGGGATCAGATATATCACTACAGGGGGTGGACTGAGTACTGTCAACGCAATTCAACCGATATTGATTGTAAGCACTAAACTTTATTAAATCTACACACATAACTAAAGCCGCGCTATGCGCGGTTTTGTGCTTTTATTACAGGAGATTATATTAATGTCTCGTTACTCAAACCAAATGAATATTCCATTACCTTTAGCTGTATTCCTAGCTACAGATGACTATGACTATGACCCCACAGCTATTAGTGCTACCGCACTGCTACGCCCTATTAGACAAACAGTATTAACTAAACGTGTAAACCCTGAAGATAATCCTATTGATATTGCAGGCTTGGTTTCATCACGTATGGGTAGTGCTATCCACGCTGCTATTGAGAAAGCATGGCTTAACCCAAGAGATGCTTTAAAAGCTTTAGGTGTGCCTAATAAGATTGCAGATAACGTAATGATTAATCCAAGTAAACCAATGCTTGAATTAAATCCAAATGCTATTCCTGTTTATATGGAACAACGTGCTTATAAGCAAGTGGGTAAGTATAAAGTATCAGGTAAGTTTGACTTTGTAGCTGAAGGACGAGTACAAGACTTTAAATCAACATCAGTCTATTCATACTTAAACCAAACCAATGCAGAAAAGTACGCATTACAGGGCAGTATTTATCGTTGGCTTAATCCTGACATCATTAAAAAAGATGATATGGTTATTAACTACATCTTTACTGATTGGTCTGCTGCTGATGCTAAACAACGTCCTGAATATCCTCAAGCTCGCGTCATTACACAACGTATTCCGTTATTAAGCATTGATGATACACAGGCTTATGTTGAAGCCAAACTCACGCAATTAGACATGTATAAAGATGCACCTGAAGATGCTATTCCTTTTTGCACTGACGAAGATTTATGGCGTAAAGAAACTACTTGGAAGTACTACAAAAACAAAGATAAAACTGATGGACGTAGTACTAAGAACTTTGATAATGCTGCAGGTGCTTATGCACGTCTAGCTGAAGACGGCTACACAGGAATTGTTTTAGAAGTGAAAGGTCAAGTGGTAGCTTGTCGCTACTGCTCTGCTTTCTCTGTATGTACCCAAAAAGACCATTACCTTTTCTCAGGTGATTTAATACTTAATTAAGTAAGTGAGTAACTATGAAAAAATTTAATGAGATGGAATACCATCCTGCAAGTGAGAAACTTGTAAAGATTCTTCAAACCAAAACACAAAACAGTAACCCCCTATTCTTTCGAGTAGTCACTGCTTTTTACTTTGGTTTAATAGCCGCACAAATGCGAGCTTCTATTAGTGGTTGGGTAGGTAAAGGTACTATCCCTATTAATGTTTACTCTATGGCTTTATCACCATCAGGTAGTGGTAAAGGCCATAGTACAGGCATTATTGAGAATGAAGTACTACACCAGTTTAAGGATACTTTTACTGAGTGTACTTTCCCTGTTATTTCAGATAAGCATTTAGAAACTTTAGCTATTAAACGTGCTACACGAAACAATACTTCTGTAGAAGAAGAGCTTACTAAAGTTACTCGTGACTTTAATAGCTTAGGTTCACTAATGTTTAGCTTTGACAGTGCTACTAGCCCTGCTATTAAGCAAATGCGTCAGAAGCTCTTAATGGCGGATATTGGTGCTTGTAATCTCATTGTAGATGAAATTGCAGCTAACCTATCAGGCAGTATTGAAGCATTAACCACGTATTTAGAGCTGTTTGATAAAGGCTTAGTTAAAGATAAATTAGTTAAATCTACGACTGACAATGTACGCTTTGAAAAGCTTGCAGGTGCTACACCTGCCAATATGCTTTTATTTGGTACACCTGCTAAATTACTTGATGGTGGTGCTACAGAATCTCTACTCATGGAAATGCTTGAGATGGGCTATGCTCGTAGATGCTTCTTTGGCTTCTCACGTAACAGTACTAAGATTAAAAATGTATCTGCTGAAGAAGTGCTTAAACAACTCTTTGATACAGATGGTGATGCGTATTTAGATGCTATTGCAGATAGACTTGGTTTATTAGCTGACCCTATTAACGTCAACAAGACTATTGCTTTAAGTCAAGAAAATGCAAAGTATTTAATTGAATACCGCCTTGATTGTGAGCGTAGAGCTGAAGCATTTAACGAAACAGAATCCATTGCTAAAAGTGAAATGGAACACCGCTATTTTAAAGCTCTTAAATTAGCAGGTGCTTATGCTTTTTATGATGGTAGTCCTGAAATCACTCAAGAACATTTAGAACATGCTATTAAACTTGCTGAAGATAGTGGTGCTGCATTTAGCCAATTACTTACCCCTGAACGTCCTTACACTAAGTTAGCTAAGTATTTAGCACAGTGTAAGTCTGATGTTACTTTAGCTGACTTAGACGAAGATTTACCCTGTTTTAAAGGTTCTAAAGCAGCTAAAGATGACATGATTCTTATGGCTATTGCTTGGGGATATAAAAACAACGTCATCATTAAAAAAATATTTACTGATGGCATTATGTTTTTACGTGGTGAATCCATTGAAGAAACTGATACCAATAAAATGCGTATTAGCTATTCAACAGACATGACCAATAATTACCTAAGTGCTGAAGTACCCTTTGAAAAGTTAGGTAAGTTATTTAATTTACCTGATTATCATTGGCTTAATCATCATCTTGTTGATGGTATTAATGGCAATGGCTACAGAGATACTCGTAACTGCATTGCAGGCGTAAACCTATTGGTTTTAGATATAGATGGTACTACCAACTTATCTACCGCTAAGATGCTGCTTAAAGGCTTTAAAGCTTGGTATTACACTACCAAACGTCATACTGAAACAGAACATAGATTCCGTATTGTTCTACCAATGAATTACACATTAAAGATGGACGCTACTGAATATAAAGAGTTCATTAATAATGTGCTTCAAGGTTTACCTTTTGAAGTTGATGAATCTACAAACCAACAAGCTAAGAAGTGGTTAACACATAATGGCCATTGTGAGTATGTAGATGGTGAGTTATTTGATGTACTACCTTATATCCCTAAAACCAGTAAGAATGAAGAACGTAAAGCATTGTATAATTCACAACAACAAATGGATAACCTTGAAAGATGGTTATTAAACAATACGGGTATGGGTAATCGTAGTGATATGCTTATCCGTTACGCTATGATTCTTGTAGATGCAGGTTTTGCTTTTAATAACATACGTATTAAAGTATTGGATTTAAATAATAAACTTGCAGATAAGTTAGATGAATCTGAAATCACTTCAACCATTCTTACCACTGTAGCTAAAGCTTTAGCTAAAAAGTCTCCTTAACTTTAACTTTCATATAACCGCACTTCGTGCGGTTTTGTGCTTTTCATTTGGGAGTATGTATGACAACACAAGTAAATGACAAACTGGTTTTATTTTGTGGTGAATCTGCTACAGGTAAATCAGCCTGTTTACGTAACTTACGTAAAGTACTTTACCTCAACTGCGAATCAGGTAAAAAACTACCCTTTAAACCTCAACAGTTTTTAGAAAAAACCATTACTGATCCTTACCAAGTTTACGAAGGTTTTCAGTGGGCTGAATCACAACCTGAAATTGAAACCATTGTTGTAGATGGTTTGAATTATCTTATGGATATGTTTGAATCAGTACATGTGTTACCTTCAACCAATACTATGAAAGCGTGGGGAGATTATTCTCAATTCTTTCGTAACCTCATGCAGCAGTATGTTGCTAAATCCAGTAAGAATATTATTTTTACTGCACACACACGAACAATCTACAATGAGACTTCAATGGCTATGGAAACTAAAGTACCTGTTAAGGGTGCATTAGCTAACACAGGTATTGAATCTTACTTTAGTTGTATTGTGTCTGCTAAACGCATGAAGTTAAAAGACTTAGAAGCATATCCTAATGACTTACTCAAAATAACACCACGAGAAGAAGCATTAGGCTTTAAGTATGTATTTCAAACTCAGATTACTAAAGACACTGTACAAGAGCGTATGCGCTCTCCTATGGGTCTTTTCACTGATGCTGAAACCTTCATTGATAATGATGCAGTTTTAGTACTTAAGCGGTTGAATGAGTACTATGCTTAAATCAGAAATTACCCAAGCAATCTTGCGTGAATGTCTTGCTTACGATATAAACACAGGTTTTCTATCTTGGCTTAAGAAACCAAATAAGAAAACCTGTGTAGGGGCAAGAGCAGGTTCTTATGTTTCTACAAATGGTTTTAGAACTATTAGCCTGTTTGGTAAAACATATCCTGAACATCATGTAATATGGTGTTGGGTACATGGTTACTGGCCTAAGTATCGTATTTATCACAAAGACCAAAACCATGCTAATAATGCTTTAGCAAATCTACAAGAGTTAACCGTAGGTCAATGTACCTTAGCTAACTCTGCACGTAAAAATGCTAAAGGTAAAAAGCATGGTATTTGGTGGTGTAAAAAAAGAGAAAGATACATCTCTGAAATCATGTATCAACGTAAGAAGGTATTTCAACGTACCTACCCTATTAATCAATTAGACATCGCTATTAAAGAGCGTAATCAGAAATTAATTGAGCTTGGCTTTCATCCTGTATGTAAGTAAGTACTTAATTAATTAAATATTTAAACAAAGAGAGTGAGAACTATTATGAGCTTATTAGCAGGCTTAACAACAGACGAATGTATTAAAGAAAGCAAAGACAGCGTAGGTGGTGGCTTTACTGCTAAACCATCAGGTATCTACGATGCAGTAGTTAAAGTAGCTTATATTACCGTTGCAGCTAGTGGTGCAAAAGCAGTTAATTTAATTGCTGATATTAATGGTACTGAATACCGTGAAACCATCTACATCACTAATAAAAAAGGACAAAACTTCTATGTATCTGAAGATGGTACAAAGAATTACTTGCCTGGTTTTACCACTGTTAATGACTTAGCTTTATTAACTACAGGTCAACCTTTAGCTAGTGCTGCAACTGAAAACAAAGTCATTAAAATTTGGAATAAAGACCAAGCAAAAGAAGTGCCTACTGAAGTTCCTTGTATTACAGCATTACATGGTAAACCTATTAAGTTAGGTATCTTAGAAGAAATTACTTTTAAACAAACCAAAGACGGTAATGGTAATTACGTTGATACTGCTGAAACACGTACATCTAATGTAATTAATAAAGTATTCCATGCTTCAACAGGTAAGACTGTTAATGAGTACAAAGCCAAAACTGAAACTGCTGAATTTATTGATAAATGGAAAGAAAAGTGGGATGGTAAACCAAATGATAAAACAGCAGGTAAAACACCTAAAGGTAGTGCCTCTGCCCCACGTACAGCAAATACTACTGCCCCTAAAGCTGCTTCTAGTTTATTTAACTAATGAAGTACCGTATTGTTGGTTTAGACCCTTCCCTACGTAACTTAGGTATTGCTAAGGGCTACTTTGATACAGAAACCAAGAAATTAACCATTGATACCTGTATTACTGTATGCCCTAAAGTCTCTAAAGGTAAGTTACGTGTGGGCACTAAAGATATATTACGAGTCCGCTACCTATTAGATGAATTAGTACTTCAAATTAAAGATGCAGACTTAGTAATTGCTGAAGTGCCTATAGGAAGCCAATCAGCAAGTGCTATGAAGAGCTATGCAATTTGCGTAGCTCTTTTAGCAATGGTTCAAAAAATCAAAGGTGAGCTTATTGAAGTTACACCTCAGCAAGTTAAAGCCATTGTAGGTAACTTAGAGGCTTCTAAAGCTGATGTTATCCAATGGGTTAAAGAACGCCATCCTGAAGCCCCATTAGAGCTTTATAGAGGCTCAATCAATGCAACTAAGGCAGAACATCAAGCTGATGCCATAGTCGCTATTTACGCAGGGTTAAAGACCCTACAATCTTAATATAGGAAACACCATGAAGATTATTCTTACTCAAGCAGACTTTCGTATTGCTATTTCTGATTTTTTAACAAAACAAGGTATCAATGTTAATACCGACATTGCAGACATTGATGCTAATGACATTGAAATTGACTTAAACCCTGAACAAGCTGCAAGTGGTACTAAACCAGTACAACAACGTAAGCGTAGAACTCGTGCTGAAATTGAAGCTGATGAAGCCAAAGCTAAAATGAATCCTGTGTATGAAACTACAGAACCAGTACCAACACAAGCTTTAGGCGCAGCTATTGAACCTGTAAAACAGGTACAGGAAACAGTTAAACCTACCCCTGAATCTTTGTTTGAACCTGAATTATCAGAAGATGACCCTGAAGAATCTTTAGGTTCTATTGTTGATGGTTTAGAA